AACGAGTTACCGCTGAAGAGGTTCGGCTAACTCAGCTTGAGCTTGAACAACAACTCGGTGGATTGTTCTCCTTGTTGACTGTTGAGTTCCTACTTCCTTACCTCAATCGCAAACTGCTGGTACTGCAACGCACTGGTCAGTTGCCTAAGATTCCTAAGGATCTGGTCAACCCAACCATTGTTGCTGGTATCAATGCTCTTGGTCGTGGTCAGGATCGTGAGTCCCTCACCTCCTTTATCATGACCATTGCTCAGACGCTTGGACCTGAAGCACTGATGCAATACATCAATACTGATGAAGTCATCAAACGTCTGGCAGCTGCACAAGGTATCGACGTACTGAACCTTGTGAAGTCTATGGAACAGATTCAGCAAGAACAAGCTGATGCTGCACAACAGCAGGAAGACATGGCTATGATGCAACAAGCCGGTCAACTGATGAAATCCCCCCTGGCTGATCCGACCAAAAACCCGATGGCAGCTGAGACTGTGAACGCGGCAATGGGCGAGGAAGTCATCCCACCAATGCAATAACTATGGCAGAAATCCTATCTTACGATCCAGCTGGTGATCCAGAAGTCATCAGTGCAATGGAATCTGATCAAGCTGAATCCCTTGCCATTGGCGAGGAGATGATTAACCAGGCGAATGCTCGGCTAGCTGGAAAGTACAAAGACGCACAAGAGCTTGAGAAAGCTTACATCGAACTTGAAAAGAAACTTGGTTCTAAAGAGGGTCAACCTGAAGAACCTGCTGAACCTCAAGAGCAACAAGAACCTTCTGAATACTCTACGCAGATTGAAGCAATCGGTAAAGCGGCAGATGAGTTCAACTCTAAAGGTGAGTTGAGTCCTGAGACTCTTGCTGAGTTTGAGAAGATGTCCAGCAAGGAATTGATCCAAGCATACTTTGAGTATGAGAAGGGTCTCCCTGCTATGGAAGCACCCCAAGGTGCTGAGCTTTCTCAGTCCGACATCAACACCATCCAAAACTCTGTGGGTGGTGAAGCTGCTTATCAACAACTTGTTGGTTGGGCAGCACAAAATTTCTCAGAAGCTGAGATCCAAGCCTTTGATAACGTTGTTGACTCTGGTAACGTTGCTGCTATTAACCTGGCACTCGCTGGACTTCAGGCACGTTACACTGACGCAAACGGTTACGAAGGTAAAATGATTCAAGGTAAAGCTGCAGCTCCTGCTGACACATTCAAGAGTCAGGCAGAAGTTGTACGGGCGATGTCCGATCCCAGGTACGATAAAGATCCTGGGTACCGTGACGACATCATGCAAAAGCTTGCCCGGTCCAATCTTAAATTTTAATGAACGACACAAACATCTGGGCTAAAGAGCCACCCCTCATTATGACTGATCATCCCTACGGTGTCCCACATAACGAACGAGCTGAGCAGCTCAATGGTCGCCTCGCTATGCTTGGCATCATGGCTGCTTTTGGCGCTTATGCGCTGACTGGTCAAATCATTCCCGGTATCTGGTAATGCCTAAAGTCGGTAAGAAACACTACTCTTACACCCCTGCTGGTATGGCAGCTGCTAAAAAAGAAGCTGCTAAAACTGGCAAAAAAGTCCAAAACAAAAAACCTAAAAAGTAATGGCTAAGTCAGTCAGCCTCAAGATCGGAAAGCACAAGTCCCGGACTGGAGGCTTGACTGCTGCTGGTCGTGCTAAATACAACCGAGAAACTGGATCAAACCTCAAAGCTCCTCAGCCTAAAGGCGGTCCACGTAAGCGGTCCTTCTGTGCTAGAATGAAAGGCAACAAGGGACCAATGAAAGATGAAAAGGGCAGACCCACCCGTAAAGCCCTTGCCCTCCGTAAATGGAAATGTTGACATGGCAAAACGTGGTCTCTATGCAAACATCCACGCCAAGCGTAAGCGCATTGCTGCTGGCAGTGGTGAAAAAATGAGAAAGCCTGGGTCCAAAGGAGCACCCACGGCTGCTAACTTCAAACGCTCCGCTCAAACTGCTAAACGAAAACCTACTAAAAAGAAATGAAATTCCTCGCTATCCTCCCCGCCGTCGCTCTGCTGTCTGCCCCCGCCTTCGCTGCTCCCTACGTTAACGTGGAAGCCAACAGCGGTTTCACCGGCAGTGACTACACTGGCACCTCTACCGACTTCCACGTTGGTGTTGACGGTGCTGAAGGTGTTGCCTCTTGGTACATCCAAGGTGGTCCCACCGTTGTCAGCCCCGACGGGGGCGAAGCTGAAACCATCCTGACTGCTAAAGTCGGTGGTGGTGTTGGCGTTTCTGAGGCTCTCTCCGTGTACGGTGAGATCTCTGCTGCCTTTGATGACGTGAATAGCTACGGCACTAAGGCTGGTCTGAAGTACCGCTTCTGATCCATTCGTGTGGTGGGTGGGTCGGCAACTTGTACTTCTAATTACTTACTTACATGACTGCAACAATTGCACTTAAAAGAGAGAGTGCCTGGGAGCAGTTTTGTTCCTGGGTCACCTCGACCAATAACCGCCTTTATGTAGGTTGGTTTGGGACACTGATGATTCCGTGTCTGCTAGCCGCCACCATTTGTTTTATCGTAGCGTTCGTCGCTGCGCCACCTGTTGACATTGATGGAATCCGTGAACCCGTCGCTGGCTCCCTGTTGTACGGAAACAACATCATATCGGGAGCCGTCGTTCCGAGCAGCAATGCCATCGGACTACACTTCTACCCAATTTGGGAAGCTGCTTCACTTGATGAGTGGCTCTACAACGGCGGGCCTTTCCAGCTCGTCACTTTCCACTTCCTCATTGGCATCTATGCTTACATGGGACGCGAGTGGGAACTTAGCTATCGACTAGGCATGCGCCCCTGGATCTTTGTTGCGTACTCTGCTCCTGTCGCCGCTGCGACTGCTGTCTTCCTTGTTTATCCGTTTGGACAAGGCTCTTTTTCAGATGCTATGCCCTTGGGGATATCCGGCACCTTCAACTACATGCTGGTGTTCCAGGCTGAGCACAACATTCTTATGCATCCTTTTCACATGCTGGGTGTGGCCGGCGTGTTTGGTGGGAGCTTGTTCTCTGCTATGCACGGCAGCTTGGTCACGTCGTCGCTTGTTCGGGAAACGACTGAAGACATGTCTCAAAACTATGGCTACAAGTTCGGTCAAGAGGAAGAGACCTATAATATTGTTGCCGCTCACGGCTACTTTGGTCGCCTCATTTTCCAATATGCCAGCTTTAATAATAGCCGCAGTCTTCATTTCTTCCTCGCTGCTTGGCCTGTTGTTGGTATTTGGTTTGCCGCTCTCGGAGTGAGCACCATGGCATTTAACCTCAACGGTTTCAACTTCAACCAGTCCCTGCTGACCAATGATGGTCGAGTGGTGAATACTTGGGCTGATATCCTGAACCGTGCTAACTTGGGATTTGAGGTGATGCATGAGCGTAATGCTCATAACTTCCCCTTGGATCTCGCGGCTGCTGAGACCACTGCAGTAGCCTTGAAAGCTCCTACTCTTGGTTAATCATGTATAACCCTGGACATGCTCTAACTGTCACCTACCAGAGTGCTTGGCATACTGACAATAACCCATTGTCTTCTGCCTTTATCCCTGGCAACCGTGACTACTATGCAAGCGATACTCGTGATTCTGATTACTACTCAGATCTTCAAGACGCTTGCGACGCTCTGCGTCCGTAACAATTAAGCAATGTCGTCCGTTCATCCTTTCGAGGACGCATGTCACCTGATCATGGAACGGGGGTCAGGTACTTCCTAACTACAATGACTAAAGTTGAAGTTCAAGCCCGTGTACGGGAGCAGAAGGCAGCTGAAAAGGCAGCCAAGCTGAAGTATCGCGGCATTGCATACATTTCTCACGCTACTAAATTCTAAGTAGCAGGAGTCAGGCACCTCAGAGTCGGACCTGGCTCCTCTTGGCATAGGCCCCTGCGGGGATACCCTTTGCCGAAACCGGTTTTGGTAAAGACCTTAATTTTTACCAGAAAAAATTTAAGACTTAATGCATTAAGTAGACTGTACTTTAACTCTCTACTAGAACAATGACTGCAACTGCAGGGACTGCTCCTAATAGCACTCCTACTCCTCTTGGTTCGCTTAACTCGGACCCTCAACTAGCCCTCAGCCAAGGCTACCACTCTGGTAGTGTTACTGAGGCTCAAGATAATGACGCCAAATACGCCACGTATTTGAAGCTGTTTAGTGGCGAAATGATCAAGGCTTATGAGAGCCAGACCATCGCCAAAGGTACTGTTCAGAACCGTACCCTTCGTAACGGTAAGAGCCTCCAGTTCATCTACACTGGTCGCATGCAGGCTGAGTACCATACCCCTGGTACCCCTATCCTTGGCTCCGGTGATCCTCCGGTGGCTGAGAAGACCATCCTCATGGATGACCTGCTGATCAGCTCGGCTTTCCTGTATGATCTGGATGAGACCCTTGCTCATTACTCGCTGCGTAGCGAGATCTCTGCTAAGATCGGTCACGCTCTGGCTGAAGCTTATGACAAGAAGGTCTTCCGTTCTATCGCTCTGGCTGCACGCCAAGCACACCCCGTCACTGCCGCTCCTGGTCCTGAGCCCGGCGGTTCTGTGATCAACCTGGGTGCCAACAACGCCTTCAACGCTCAGAACCTCGTTGACGCTTTCTTTGAAGCTGCTTCGATCCTGGACGAGAAGAACGTTCCCCAGCAAGGTCGTACCGCTGTGCTGTCCCCGCGTCAGTATTATGCACTGGTGTCTCAAGTTGACACCAACATCCTGAACCGTGACTATGGCGCTACCTCTGGTAGCCTTGCCACCGGTCAGGGTCTGTATGAGATCGCTGGTATTCAAATCCGTCGTAGCAACAACCTGCCTTTCGATGCTGGTACCGTTGCTCGCGTTGACGGTGAGAACAACGATTACAGCGGTAACTTCGCTGGTCACTGTGGTCTGATCTACGGTCGTGACGCTGCTGCTGTTGTCGAAGCTATCGGTCCTTCCGTGCAAACCACGGGTGGCGATGTGAAGGCAATGTACCAAGGCGATCTGATCATCGGTCGTCTCGCCATGGGCTGCGATTGGCTGAACCCCGCCGCTGCGATCGAACTCGTCGCATCCTGATAACGAGGTACCATTATGATTAATCCTGGTACGTCTGAAGTTGTTTCTATTGATCCTGGTATCGGCACTGTCGAGTCCCAAACCCTGAACCCTCCTTCCCCTGTGGAAGTTGGTCGTACTGTGGTTGGGGGCGTCGCAGATGATGCTACCGAAGGATCTTCGCTCCCTATTACTTGGTGATTTAAATGGCTAATGCTGCTACTGCTGCTGGCGATAACGGCGTGGCTGGAACCGTAACCGTTGCTCAGCTGGTTGATCTGATTGATGACCAGACTGGCACGCTTGCTGGCGATGACTTCTCTATTGAGGGTCTGTCTGCCGACGGCGAAGGTGTTGCTGTTCGTCACTCCGTGTCCCGCACCGGAGGCGGTACTACTGATTCGGAAGTTTATTCCGTGACCCAGGGTCTGCGTTTTGCATACACTGGTGTTGAAGCTGATAGTCCCGCTAAAACTCGTACTGATCTCACCGTTGAGTGATTTCTAATTAATCTGGGGGTTCCTTCGGGAGCCCCTTTTTTTATATATAAACATGACGTTCCCCACTACATTTGATTCTGAGACCGAACTCTCCAGCGTAAACTCAATACTGGGGATCATTGGTCAAGCCCCTATCACCACTCTAGATTTTACTAACCCTGAGATCTCTTTTATTTATCAACTCCTTAATGAAGCTAGCAAGGATATTCAGAACGAAGGTTGGGTGTTTAACACTGAACTTAACTATCCTCTAGAACGTAACACTGATAATAAAATTGCCATTCCTAAGAACATGTTGCGTATTGACGTAACTGATGGTCAAACTAATAGACTAACTAATCCTGTCAAACGTAACGGATTCCTGTATAATAAAGTTAAACATACAGACGTATGGGAAAGCGATATTTATGCAGACATTGTATGGTATTTTGAATACGAGGATCTCCCCTCCGTGTTCAAGCGCTATGCTGTGTACAAAGCTGGTACCCGTGCTGCTACACAAATGGTAGGTAACCCTCAACTAGCTCAGCTTCTGGCTGCTCAAGAGATTCAAGCACGAGCTGCTTGTATGGAGTATGAATGTAATCTAGACAAAAGTCCTAACATAACTGTTAAAAAAGATTTACCAGTTATCAAAGGCAAAACTTATGGACACAGAAGTACAAGTGTTGGTGATTACATGATTGTTCAATATCAAGATTTAAATGTTGAGTCTTTGTATATGTGTGAGCCTGCAGGTTTTTCACTTAAACAAAGTAATCATGGAGCGCCTATAAACTTAACCGATTGTGAATGTGGTTTAGTTATGGGTTCAGAACGTGCAGCTAAAATCAAAGCAAAAAAATCGTAATGAAAAAAATAATTTATTACATCTTAGGTTTTGTAGCTGCTGAAGTAATGATTGTTACATTAGCAATGTTAATTTTACATACATGGTCTATTCAATAAGAAAAAACGGAAACAAATACAAAGTATACGATGAGGGTCGAAAGACCCTCGCGTCATTTGATACTAAGGAACAGGCTATCGCCTGGACAACCAAGCCAAGCACTATAGATTTTACACAAGCTTTTAATTTATTTAATCAAAATATAGATAATCAAGTAAACAATGGAATAATTAAGAAACATACAGGACAAAGATACCAAGAAATCGTTTCCTGCCACATACAACCCCTTATTTTAAACATCCCTATAAATACATACAAGTATTCAGATTTCTTAAACAACTACCTTGTAAAGCTCTCTATGGCGGTTTCTCAGACCACTATGCAGCCATTGTCAGCCAAAACTTACAAAGATGTAATTGCGGTCTTTAGAATGGTTATAAAGTATATACGAGACCTAGATTATGATATTGGAGATTGTATTAAAATATTAGAGTACCGAACCAAGGTGCCTGCTAATAAAAAAAATATAATTAAAAATGAATTTTATACAACAAGCTCTGATGCTAAATTATTAATTCAATCAGAAACTAATTTAAAATATAAAACTTTATATTGTTTAGCTTTAGTCTCTGGAGCCAGAACCAATGAGCTGCTTGCTGCTTGTTATTCTAATTTTAAAAATAATACTTGGACCATACAAAATACTTTAGACAATGATAATGTATTTGAACCAGGGTCAGTTAAGACTATTGCAGGATATAGAACAGTAGATATTACCCCAGAACTTAATACACTTATTAAAAGTTTAAAATTATTAAATTTATCTCAAGATAGATTATTCGATATTTCTAAAAGCCAAGTTAAGTACCATACCCAAAAGCTTGCAGCATCAATTGGAATTGCTTGGCAAGGTGGACTTAGTCCATTTAGAAAACTGTCTTCCAGTTTAGTCTTCGATAGCAATGTCTTATCTGAAAAAGAGTTCAGACAAAGATACGGCTGGGAGGACTTAAAAACTTTTAGGAAGTATTACCAAAGACAAACTAGAAACAATGCTAGGGTCGATGGTATATTTAATAAACTAATCAACTAAGGAGCAACAATGTATAAAAAACATTTAGGATATGATAGTGAGCCTTGCAATAAATTCATTGCAGCCACATCCTATAATCTTAAAAAGTTTAGAACTGAAAAGAAAATGACGCAAATGCGATTGGCAAGTAAGCTATCTAAATTTTTAGGTCAACGATACTCATACCAACAAATACAAAAGTATGAGTCATTGGATAGAAAAAAGAATAACAAGATACCTTTATTGGTAGGTTATGCTTTTTCTAAAATCTTAGATAAACCAATGGAAAGTTTTTTCA